AATGTATCAAACGAAGGGTCAAAGTATAAATCGCTAAGAACTGATAAAGATCTTGGGTGGTCAGAAAAAACTTCGGCTGTTTATAGAAAACATGCGACCATGAATTTAGTGAACAAGTATAAACCTTTAAAAGTAACACTTGGTGGCAGGTTTGATCATGAAAATATAAATCCTACTTGGCCAACTAAAATGTTGTGTCAAAATAAACCAACTGCGAGTGTCCCATTAGAAGAAAGATTAATTCTTCTACCAGATGGTAAAGTTTCTTTGTGCTGTGATCTATATGATGTTGATTATAATTATAACAAATATGAATCTGTTTTTGATGAAGAGCCACTCAGTGACATTATGGGCGATTACTCAAAACAGCCTCTGTCCGAAATACTAGAACACAAACAAAAGCATTTTCAAATTTTAGAAAAAAGAAGAAAACGAGATGCGACTCTCGGTTTACTAACCAATGGTAGAGAAAACGTATGTACGAATTGTGCATATTATCATTACCAACCAGCAAAATCGAAGGTTAAAACGAAATCAATATCAATTCCAGTCGTTACTGCATAGGGGATACAATCCCCTACAACCTGTAGGGTTAATACTTGACAAATATTCAGGTTTATAGTATAATTAATCTATAATTATGGAGAATGTGATGAAAAAACCTCGTAATGTTTTGACCACCTATGTTGACCCAGTGTATAATTGCACAGTCACTGTCTACAAACCAACAAAAAACCCAAAATCTAAAATGAGTGGAAAAACCTCTCGTGGTTTTACTGTTGGCACTTCTGGCTTTGCTTCTTCTTTCCCACGTAAATCTGCTTGGAGCAAATAATGGCTGCGAATCACACCGAGTATTCTGCAATAACGGATGGTCTCGCAGTTGATTATCTGTGGGACCACCTTAAGAAAAATGGTGGCGTGACGAAACAACAAGCCATTGAGTTGACAAAAACAGGTTTGTTATCAGTTTCTAATTTACTTGAGCAGATTATTGCTGACAACAACAAACAACTTAAACGCAGTAACGAAGATGGCGAAGATTTTAATGACCACTCGGATGCAAAATATATGCGTGCTCGTTCAATAAATCACAGTAAACGCAACGGGAAAAATATTCAGCGAACATGGTGTTCTTTGTCATCAGCATCCGTTAGAAACAAAAAAGGTGCGTTGCGTATTTTTATAACATATATGGATGAGAATATCGATAAGATCGCATATCGCATGTTTGTTTTGCCATACCCTATTTGGAAAAAACGTATGACGAAAACAGGAGTCTCATTCTCTTTCTCGAGCAAAGATGGTTCTCTTACCGAATCTACTGCGAAACGATGGGGTGAGTTTGAGGTAAATACAGTAAAGGGACTCTCCGCATGATTAATTTAATATTTGGTTTTTTCTTGGGTATAACTGTTGCGACTGTAGGATTTAGTGGTATTGCTAGTTATCTTGATAAATTTCTTTTAGAAACAAAGGTAGCAATTAAAGAGAATGTAAAATGATATTTCTTGTTAGATGTTTTAATGAAGGCAGAGTTGTTAGAACAGAGTTATGCACTTCTCTGTGGGAAGCAGACATTAAAGCAGATGAACTAAAGAAATCTCAAAGATATGAAATGGTTAAAATTGTAAATAAACAGATAGGAGATGATGATGCCGAATTGGTGTGATAACAGTGTTAGACTGACAGCAAGTAAAGAAAAGATTGATGCGCTCGCAAAGGTTCTAGAGAACGCAGATGATCGACAAGTGTTTCAACATCTACGTCCTCGCCCAGCAGATCAAGAGGATAATTGGTATGATTGGAATATTAACAATTGGGGAACTAAGTGGGATATTTCCCTTATCGACTGGAATCGCGAAGATGATGATACGATTTGGATTTCTTTTGACACTGCTTGGGGTCCACCGATTGCGCTTTATGAGTATCTTTTTGAAAACGAATGGTATGTAGATGCGCTATATCACGAGGGTGGTATGGCATTTTGTGGTCAGTGGATTGATGGTGAAGATGATTATCACAACTATGATATTTCTGACAAACAATCTATTGAAAATTTACCATCAGATGTGGTTGAGTTCGCTGGTTTAGATTCTGCTTATGAAGACTACATGGAAAATGTTCAAACAGATATTCTCTGGCAACTACCAAGGACAGAGTATTTTGATGCAAAAATTAAACCAGTAAAACATGGTCGTTACATTATTAAAACTAAACAAAGCGATTATGATCATTTTGCTACTTGGGATGGTAGCGATTGGGGTAAAAATTGGGATGGTAAAAAAATCAAACCAACTGTTTGGTGTGGGTTGACAGAAGAGTTGACTGAAGATAAATTCCAGGAATTGGTAGAAGAAGAAACAAGTAGGTGTTAATATGATGTATATGTTTGATATTGAGACAATCGGTGTAGAGTCTACCAGTGTTATACTGTCTGCTGCGATTATTAGATTTGATCCAAACGATAAAGAGCGAACATACAATCAGTATCTTGATGATGCATTGTTTGTTAAGTTGAGCGTAGAAGATCAGGTGACTAATTACAATCGCACGATTGACAAGTCTACGATTGAATGGTGGAGTAAAATTCATCCTGCTATTCGCCAAGTAAGTTTTGTTCCAACAGAAACTGATTTACCTGCTGATGTTGCGATTTCTAAACTGCGCAATTATATTAAAGACGCAGATAAATCAACATTCTGGTCACGTGGTTCTCTTGATCAAATGTGTATTGACAGTTTATGTAAAGTAGTAGGTGTTGATCTTCTCGCTCCATATAACTCTTGGCGTGATGTTCGAACTGCTCTTGATTGTTTGTGTGAAACAACTAAAAATGGATACTGCGATTTAAACATTCCCTTCGATAAAGGAGCGAATGTAATTAAACACCATCCTGTCCATGATTGCGCTTATGATATTATGCAATTAGTCCATGGTAAATAAATTTTACAAAAAACTCCGATTAAACTATAATAGTAAAATAAACATGAGGGAGTGTTATGATTTTTTATTCAAATGCCATTTCAATCGGGAATAAAATTCTCGTACGTGGCTATGAAAATGGTGAACCATTCAAAGAGAAAGTAGATTTTAATCCTACTCTTTACGTAACTTCAAAACATAAAAACTCGAAAGAAATGATGCGTACATTGGACGGAGAAGTCGTGTACGCATTTTCTCCTGGCAACATTAAAGATACTCGCGACTTTATAGAGAGATATGAAAGTGTTGAGGGTTTTAAAATCTATGGAAATTTAAACTATGCTTACCAATACATCTCGGATAATTATCCGTCAGAAATTGCTTACGACAAAGACAAAATTAAATGTTTCTCTATTGATATTGAAACTGAGACTGAAGATGGGTTCCCGAATATTGAAACAGCGAACGAAGAGATTCTTCTCATCTCGTTGATGGATAGTAAGACCAAACGTCTAACAGTGTTTGGTCGCAAACCATATGATGGTAAATGTCCTTTCTATATTCATTGTGACTCAGAAGCAAAATTGCTTCGTGAATTTTTAACATTTTGGCGTAAGAATATGCCAGATATTGTAACAGGATGGAACATTAATTTGTTTGACATCCCGTATCTTATTCAGCGTATTCATAATGTGCTCGGAGAAGATGATTCTAAAAAGATTTCTCCTTGGAACATGATAACTCGCAGAGAAATCTATATCAAAGGTAATAAAGAAATTGCTTATGATATAATTGGCGTGAGTGTTCTTGATTATATTGATCTTTATAAAAAGTTTACTTATACGATGCAAGAATCATATCGTCTTGATCACATCGCATTCGTAGAACTTGGTGAGCGCAAGAAAGAAAATCCTGGAGAATCGTTTAAAGATTTTTATACAAACCACTGGCGTGATTTTGTTGATTATAACATTCATGATACTTCTCTTGTTGACATGCTCGAAGACAAGATGAAGTTGATTGAACTTGCTATTGTTATGGCGTATAACGCAAAAGTAAATTATGAAGATGTGTTCTCGCAAGTGCGTATGTGGGATACAATCATCTATAATCATTTACGTGCAAAAAAAATTGTCATTCCTCCAAAGACTGGTAACTCTAAAGACACAGCAATTGAAGGCGCATATGTTAAAGATCCTTTGATTGGTTTTCATCGCTGGGTAGTTTCATTTGACTTAAACAGTCTATATCCGCATTTGATTATGCAGTATAACATGTCACCAGAAACTATTGTGAAGAGTGTTTCTGGTGGAGTAGAGTTATTTCTAAAAGAAGCGCCAGAGAATAATGGTCTTTCTATCTCTGCGAATGGCTGGTGTTATCGTAAAGATGTTCGTGGTTTCCTTCCTGAGTTAATGGAAAAGATGTACACTGATCGTAGCAAAGCAAAGAAGCAAATGTTAAAGATTCAACAGGAATATGAAAATACAAAGAACCACGCACTAACAAACGAAATCTCTAGACTTAATAATTTACAGATGGCGCTAAAGATTGCTCTTAACTCTGCTTATGGTGCGTTGGCTAATCAATATTTTCGTTACTATGACAAACGTCTATCAGAAGGGATTACACTTTCTGGACAACTTTCTATTCGCTGGATTCAAGACAGACTTAACGAATATTTTAACAAACTATTAAAGACTGAAGGAGCAGACTATGTTATTGCTGTTGATACTGACTCTGTGTATATTAATATGGCTCCGCTTGTTGATTCTATCTTCACAAAGGAACAACAAAAAGACACCCAGAAAGTAGTAGCAACAATCGATAAGATATGTGAAGAAAAGGTTCAGCCATTCATCGATAAATGTTATCAGGAACTTGCTCGAAGGCAGAATGCTTATGATCAGAAAATGATTATGAAGCGTGAGTCTATCGCAGACAAAGGTATATGGACTGCCAAGAAACGCTATGTTCTCAATGTTCATAACTCTGAGGGTGTTCAGTATGCGCAACCTAAGATGAAGATTATGGGTCTCGAGGTTGTTAAATCATCAACACCTGCTACCATTCGCGAAACTTTAAAAGATGCGATTAAAGTAATTATGAGTGGCGATGAAACGGATCTTAGAAAGTTCGTTCTTGAATTCCAAAAGAAATTTAATGGGATGTCTGTTGAGGAAATTGCTTTCCCTCGTGGAGTAAATGATTTGGGTGACTACAGATCTAACTCTACAATATATAAAAAAGCAACCCCGATACATGTTCGTGGAGCATTACTTTATAATCATTACATAAAAGAAATGAATCTTTCAAACAAGTATCAGTTGATTAAGAATGGCGACAAAATTAAATTTGTTTATCTTCGTGAACCGAATACAATACATGAGAACATTATCTCTTTTGTTGGTGTTCTCCCAACTGAGCTGAATCTACATAAATACATAGATTATGATAAACAGTTTGAGAAAGTTTTTCTAGATCCACTTTCAATAATTCTTGAATCAATTAATTGGAGTATTGTTGAGAAAACCGATCTAGAGGAATTTTTCGCATAATAATTTTACATTTAAACAGAACAGAGGTATAATTTAAAAATGTCTACAGAAAAAGAAATTAAAAGTGATGTTTCGGTTTCATATAAACCACCAAAATGCATTTGCCCAAAACATGGAGAAGTGCGAGATGATTATGTGTTTCGTGTGAACATGCCAGAATTTGGATACGATAAACTTTCGTACTGTCTTGTTTGCGCTGTTGAATATCTTTCAATGATTGCGCAAGAAATTAAGTATGAGTTAGATGAAACTGAAACGAAAGAGGAGAAATCAGAATGAGTTTTTTAAAAAATATTGTAAAGGAACTTGATAATGAATATGCGGGATTGGCTGATGATGGTGTGGTTGGTGATACTGGTAGTTTTATCGACACTGGTTCTTATGCCTTTAATGCTCTTATCAGTGGTAGCATCTATGGTGGTCTTCCTAGCAACAAAGTCACAGCTTTGGCTGGTGAGTCGTCCACTGGAAAAACATTTTATGCTCTCGGGATTGCGGGAAATTTTCTACGCACTAATGAACAAGCTGGAGTCGTTTACTTTGAAACAGAAGGTGCGTTAACGAAGGATATGCTTCAGGAACGTGGTATTGATACTAAGCGTTTTGTGATTGTTCCTGTTTCTACGATTCAAGAGTTTCGCACTCAAGCATCTAAGATTCTTGATGCTTATGAGAAAACAGCAAAGAAAGATCGACCACCTTTGATGTTGTTCCTTGATTCATTGGGTATGCTTTCAACTGCTAAAGAGATGGAAGATACACTTGAAGGGAAAGATACACGAGATATGACTCGTGCGCAGTTGATTCGAGGCGCTTTCAGAGTGCTTTCTTTGAAGTTGGCTAAACTTGATATTGCTATGGTTGTGACTAATCATACCTACGCAGCAGTTGG